ATAATCGCAAGCCGTCAAAGAAGACGGGGTATAAATTTTGCAAAGCAAAGGAGAAAGAAAATTATGAGTGATCCTGTGAATCCGAATGCAAGCCAGAATGGCAATGAACCCGTAATTGACCAGAAGACAGACCCTGTTGACACTGCTGCCCTTGAAGCACGGATCAAAGCTTTGGAAAGCGAAAACGGTAAACTCCGTAAGGCGAATACCGAAGCTTCCGCTGATGCTTCCAAGTGGAAAAAGCAGTACCAGGATACCCTGTCCGAAGCTGACAAGGCTAAAGCCGAGCAGGAAGAAGCAGCAGCAGCCATGCAGGAGAAGCTTGACCGGCTTGAAACCAATGAGCGCACTGCGATCCTTAAAAGCATCGGTTTCAACGATGAGACATCGGAAACAATCATCACTGCTTTCAAGGAGAGCAACTTTGAAGGACTTGCAGAAGGGATTCGCAAGTTCATTGATATCCACGATAAGGATCTGAAGTCGAACATGATCCAGAACAATCCAACCATCGACAGTAACGGGGCAACTCCGAAGCTGAAGACCAGGGAAGAGATCATGGCAATTTCGGATCGAATCGCAAGGCAGAAAGCTATTGCGGAAAACATTGAATTATTTACATGAAAGGATGATGAATCATGGCACCTAAAGCCAATCTGACCAAGATGGCGAATCTGAATACAGCTGTCCGTGAACTGGACTTTGTTTCCATGTTTGCCAGGAATTGGGATGCGCTGATGAACCTGTTCGGCATTATGCGTCCCATTCAGAAGACTCCCGGAACCAAGTTGGTTTCCACTGTTGCGAAGGTTACCCTTCAGCCCACCGTTGGTGAAGGTGAGGAAATTCCGTACTCCCTGGCTGAACTGAACGATATCGTCTATGGTGATATCGTGTTCGACAAGAAGTGCAAGGCGGTTTCCATTGAAGCTATTGCCAAGTACGGTGCAGCCAAGGCTATCGACATGACCGATGAGGAGTTCCTCAATGAACTCCAGGGCAATGTTCTGACGGACTTCTACACCTTCCTCAAGACCGGCATTCTGACCGGTGCTTTCTCCACCTTCCAGATGGCTCTGGCAATGGCAAAGGCACTTGTGCTTGACAAGTTCAAGAAGATGCGGAAGACCGTGACCGAAGTTGTCGGTTTCTGCAACATCCTGGATGCCTACAAGTATCTGGGCGGTGCTAACGTTACCATTCAGACCGCTTTCGGAATGGATTACATCGAGAACTTCCTGGGTTACAAGACCCTGTTCCTCATGAGTGATCCGGATATTCCGAGGGGCAAGGTCATTGCTCTGCCGGTGAACAACATCGACCTGTATTACATTAATCCTGCCGATTCCGACTTCGCCAAGGCGGGTCTTGAGTATGTGGTTGACGGCGAGACTCCGCTGATCGGTTTCAAGGCACTTGGAAACTACGGTACTGCCGTTGGTGAATGCTACTCTCTGATGGGCATGAAACTGTGGGCAGAGTATCTGGACGGCATTGCCGTTATCGACATCGGTTCCGAAGCCTTCACGGCGGTGGAAAGTCCTGCTTCCGGAGCGAATCCCTTTGCTCTGAACTACTATGAGAAGGATACCAACAACAACTACTTCCATAGTGTGGACACCACTGTTGATGCCACCAAGACCTATTACACCCGTGCCGTGACTCCTGCTGCCTGATCCGCAGCAGGATAGCACGGTATGTACAAGGTAATTGTGCCGTTTGCTGATGCCGGTGATGACGGTCATGTGTATCTGACGGGGGATACATATCCCAGGAAAGGTTTTGAACCTACTGCCGAAAGGGTCATTGAATTGGCATCCACTGCAAACGGACGGGGATTTCCGGTGATTGAAAAGGTTGTGAAACCTGTGAAACAGGACAACAAAACCGAAACTGAACCGGAAGTGAAACAGGCTGAAACTCCTGTTGAGGAAAATGCCGAGGATACGGAAGGATCCGTTGAAACCAAGGCTGAAGAGCAGGAGAAACCTGTTGAGGAAACCGCCCATAAAACTGTGAAAGCAGCAAGGGGAAGACCGAGGACTAATAAGTAAAGGGGGAAGACCGTTATGACAAGTGCTGAAAAAATCACAATGGTGAAAACCCTTGTGGAGAATGATTCCGCTGCGACAGACGAAATCGTAACGGTCTACCTCAATCTCGCCTGTAGTACGATGCTGAAAAGGCTTTATCCGCTGCATCCGGAAAAGATGACAGAGGAACTGCCTGTAATTTATGAAACAGATCAATGTGAATTGGCTGCACGGTATTTTCTCCGTAGGGGAGCGCAGGGCGAGACAAATCATGAAGAAAACGGTGTTAACCGAACCTATGGCAGCGTTAATGACGAAGATATCCTGCAACGGCTTACTCCATTTGCGAAAGTAGGTGGATAAGATGCGAATCCTGGAACGGAACAAAAAGGATCTGTGGTACGCATTGAGGACGGGTGAGCAGCCTATCATCGATGGAAACGGACACAGAACCGGACTTAACGAACAGGAATACGGGGAACCGGTCAAGGTAAGGATGTCAATGGCAATTTCAAGCGGTGCAAACAACCTGGGAAGCCAGGGTATTGCGGAACTTGAGCCGTGGGGCATCGTTACCGGCTATACCGCAAGAGCGGTGACAGAGGATATGACCTGTCCTATTGCCGAGGATAGCAGGATATGGTACGGCATTGAACCGACCAAGGTTGTGGAAGGGCAGACAGTGAACGTTCCGCACAACTACAAGGTTGTGAGAAAGGCAACATCACTGAACCATCTGATCTTCTATCTCAAGGAAGTTGATGTGTCATGAAAATCAGCATTGACCTTTCACCGGAAGGGATTGAAAAGGCAATTGCCAAGCTGACCGACATCAAGGACAACCTGGACATCGGTCTGAATGACCTGGTGGAAGTCCTTGCACATGACGGTGCTGAAGTGGCGAACGAAGCCTACGGAAGTATGGCAAATGCTGCTTTTGTACCGGAAAGCATGACAAGCGCAAAGATCATGGCGGTGGGTGACCAGGCAATCATTGCCGAGTTCGGTGCAGGATACGCAACGATGGAAGACCATCCGTTCGCAGCGAAAGCACCCGTACCGATTGAACCTACATCCTATTCAAGAGCGCAGTTCCCCTATGGCTTATTCTACATCACCGATGATCTGATGCCTGGTGAAGGTTATTGGTTCTTCGGCGGTAAGGAATATAGCAGAGTGGAACCGAGACACGGTCTGCTGAATGCTTACGATTACATCCTTGAGAACAGTACACGAATTGCGAAAGAGGTGATGAAACTGTGATCGATATCGAGAACTTCGTGTTCGACACGTTTTACAACCATCTCATAGCAATATTTCCGAATGCGAACATTACAAGCGGTTATGATGAGAAAAGCGCAGCTTCGCTGACGGTCATCATCCGTGAAACCAACAATGTTCCGTTTAGGAAAACCGCCACTGATGATTGCGTGGAAAACCATGCAAGGCTGACTTATGAGATTGAAGTCATTTGCGATGAGGAATCAACAGGACGAATCAAGTGTAAAAATGTGCTTGCCGAGGTGGATACGGCAGCACAGGGCATGAAAATGACGAGGATCCATAAGAACAGACCGATCAATATCGACCGCACGAAGTGGAGACAGTACGCAAGATATGAAGTCATCGTGGAGAAACCGCAGACCATCAATGGCAATACCGTATATCAGATGTACAGGAGATGAGAAGATGAAGAAATGCCCTTACTGCCATGCAGAAAATGCCGAACAGGCTGAAGTCTGCAAGAAGTGTTTCGCAGCACTTCCTAAAAATTTATCCGAAAACACTAACGAGAATAGTGAAACGGATAGAGAATCCAAAGAAGGGGAACCCCTTCAGATCAGAAAAAAGAAAAGGAGTGATACCTAATGGCACTTGAGTTCTCTACCATCGGTGTGAAGCTGAAGTATTGCGTGGAAACCACTGCCGGTACCCGTCCGACTACCGGTTATACCGAGATTCCGGATATCAAGAGTACGCCGAGTTTCGACTTTAACCCGTCCAAACTCCAGGTGACCAACCTGTCCGATGCCAACCACCGGTATATCCCCGGCGTACAGGATGTCGGTGATTCCTACGATTACACCGCCAACCTCACCGCCAATCTGCGGAGCATCTGGGAAACGATGATCACTGCTTCCGAAACCGCCCGTGCTTCCGGTAAGTCTACCTGGTTTGAAACCGTGATTCCGAACCTGGGAAGCTTCTACTTCGCCGGTATGCCCAATCAGCTGGGCGTGAACGAAATGAGTGTTGATGCGGTCATTGAGACTACACTGCACATCGTTCCCAACATCATCAGCGGTTTCGCTGAAAGTTCGTCCTAATGACGGCTACGGGGGAAGCGGAGAATTCCCTTCCCCCTAACCCATATTAAAAACACAAAGGAGAGAAAGAACATGGCAGACAAGGAAATGAAGAACAATGAAGTGCAGGAAGAAGAAATCGTAAAACCGATTATCCTGCGGATTCCCAAGCGGAATGAAGTGTTTACCCTGGAATTCAGCCGTGAAAGCATCAAATTTGCCGAGCGGAACGGATTCGTGATTGACGATGTGGACAAGATGCCTATGAGCGGTCTGATTGACCTGTTCTACTACTCTTTCCGGATGCATCATATGCGTGTCAGCCGTGAACAGGCAGAACGTATCCTGTTCAATGATCTGAAGGGTTTTCCGGAAGGAATGGTGGAACGGCTTGGCAAGCTTTACGGCATTCCCATGAAGACCCTGTCCCAGACCGAGGAAGATGCAAAAAACTCCGAAGTGACGGTGGAGATGTAAATCCGGAACCGGAAGAGGATCTGCCGTCAGAAAAGAGATCGTATACAGAGATTTTTGAAGAACTGTGTCCTATATACATGGCGTATGGGATGACCTACAGGGAATTCTGGTATGGTGATCCCCATATGACCAGGGCATATGCCCAGGCGTACCTGTTGAAGCGGAAGATTGAGAACGAAAACGCATGGATTCTTGGTGCATACGTTGCCAACGCTTTCGGTACGGTAATATCAAATGCCTTTGGAAAGAAGGGCGTGAAGTATCTTGAACAACCGATGGATCTGTTCCCCAAGACGAAAGCCGAAAAGGAAGCGGAAATCAGAGCGGAACGGAAGAAGGTTGCAAAATGGCTGATGAGCGTGGCAAACGCTTTCAACCGGAAACATAAAGACACGGGGAGTGATAAGAATGGCTAACCTTGAAACGCTTGAACTTACTATTAACGGTAGTGCTGAAGGGGCGAAAACAGGGATTAGTGGTCTTATCACTTCCCTTTCTGCGTTAAGCGGAGCCGTTGGAAAGTCTGTCGGCGGTCTGAAGAAACTGAATGCGGAACTGCGTGAACTGAAGAAGTACGGCAAAATCAAATTGCCAAGTCTTGCGAGTATTTCCGGTTCTTCTGTCGCAAAAGCAGCAAAGAAAGCTAAAAATGAATATGATCCGCTGACCAATAACAACAGGTCAGTGGATGTATCAAAACTGACATATCCCGGGGCAGTGCCGAAGGAAAAGTATGATAAGGACTACCAGGAAGCCGTAGAACAGAACAAAAAGCAGATTGAACTGAACCGCAAGATTATTGCTGAAGCACGGGTAAAACAGGCAGAGGAAGCGAAGATTGCAGCAGCTGCTGCCAGGGCAAGGGAACAGGAAGCTATTTCCATGATGAAATCCGGTGACAAAATCGGATTGATGCAGAAAAAGCTTGGCGGTATGACCGCTGATTATGTGAAGAATGCCCGTGAAGGGAAACTGTCCGCAAAGCAGATGGCTGACGGTGCGCTTCAGATCAATAACTTACAGGATAAGATTCTGAAAGCGGAAGAGGAAGCACAGAATGCCCCCACTGTTTTCCAACAGTTGAAAAGCGGAGTCGGCAATGCTTTCAAGTCTATGACCGAAGGAGCAGGTAAGTTCTTTGGCAGGATCAAAAAGATTGCCACTACCATGCTGATCCGGTCTGCCATCCGTGGACTCATCAAAAGCGTGAAGGAAGGAATCAACAACCTTTACGAATGGTCAAAGCTGAACAACGGGGAGTTTGCCAAGTCCCTTGATACACTTCATGCGAAAACCGCACAGTTGAAGAACAGTATCGGTGCATCGATTGCTCCGGTCATCCAGGCTGCGCTTCCTGCCATCAATGCCCTGGCAAACGCTGCCATTACTGCTTTCAACTATGTGAATCAGCTGATTGCACTGCTGACCGGACAAAGCTATTGGACAAAGGCTGCTGACGGGGCGAATGAATATGCAGAAGCAGCAAGCGGAGCCGGTAGCGCAGCGAAGGAATGGCTTGCAAGCTTTGACGAACTGAATGTGATGAACAGTTCCGGTGGCGGTGGTGGCGGTGGCGGTGTTGCCGGTCAGTTTGATGATATGTTTGAGAATGTCACGAAGTTTGACGAGAACATTCGTGAGATTGCTGATTTCCTCAAGAACAACTTTGAAACCATCAAGGCTATTGCCCTTGAAATCGGTGCTGCGATCCT